CAGTTGCTAAATACACTAAGGTTGCTAAACAGAGTACAAAACCTAACCCTGCTAAAGTTGGTTCAGTTAATACAAGCATTGTAAATAAATGCAGAAGTAATGACCCAGCAACGGCGGGCATTACTAAGAAAGTAGGTAAGTAGTATGTCAGTAATAGAAACAACATCTCAAAGACCCGAATGGGAAATTGCGAATGACGCAAGAATTTTAAAAGAAGCTATGGATATTCAACAAGACCCTACACGTTTAAGGGAAGCAAAAAATTATATCCAGTCAGAGATTGATATAAATAATAAGGTTTTAGGTAAAAACCGCAATAGCAAACATAACAATCCTGCAACCGTAGCCAAGCTAACAAGATAAATCTTTAAGGGGTGACTTAGATGAGCAGTGATAAAGTAGCAGCGATTGAAGAATGTATAGACGCAATTTTATCCATTTTAGGGGTAAAAGCCACGGAAAGCAATAAGGACACTCCTAAAAGAGTGGCTAAAATGTATGTCAATGAGCTGTTTAAAAACATAAATGAAAATGTAAATGAATTTGTAAACGGTTTAACCACTTTCCCTTATGAGAGTAATGGTTATGGCACACCTGTAAAGGTAAAGACAAGTGTAAAAAGTATGTGTGAACATCATTTAATGCCTTTCTTTGGCAAGGTGACAGTTGAATACATACCGAGTGACAAGATAATTGGACTAAGTAAGATACCACGTTTGGTTGACTTTTTAAGCAGAAAACCTACTTTGCAAGAAAATTTAACTGAACAAATAGCAGATTGCTTAGATAAATTACTTAGTCCTAAGTATCTGAAAGTTACAATGGTTTGTACACATACTTGTGTTGAGTTAAGGGGTGCAGAAAAACCTTGTAAAACTAAAACTATTGCTGAAAGGGGAGAGCGTAATGGCAAAGCTAAAATTCAAAAAGATACAGAAAAATGATATACCGCCTGTAAACGCTCTAAATGACGTTACAAGCGGTGAAGAAGCTAAAGCAACAAATGATACACCTAAACAAGAAGATTACTCTTTAAAGGACATTATGGACACGACAAGGGATTGTTCATTCTTTTATTCAGGTGTAGAGTATGGAGCTTATCTTGAAGCCTGTTATAATTCAGGTATAAGAAATTTTCTTATGTCATATCACTATCTTTCAGGTAGAAATTTAAGGGATATTTTTGACAAATATCCCGATATTCATTTAATGGTTGACTCTGGTGCTTTTACATTTCAAACAGACCCGAAGTTTGAAGAATACACCATTGAGGATTGGGAAAAGCATATTGAAAAGTATCTAAGGTGGGCTGAAAAGCATAAGGAACATATATTTGCAATAGCAAACCTTGATATTGAAGTCCTTGTCGGAGCTGAAACAGTTAAGAAGTGGAATAAACAGTATTTTGAGCCATTTATGGCTGAAACTAAAGTACCTGTTTGTTTCGTTTATCACGAAGGCTTTAGCTCTGATAACTGGGAATACTATTGTAAGAGATACCCTTATGTTGGTTTTACCTCTGCTGATACTCATAAGGAATTTAATCTTGATAATTGTATTGATATGTTGCGAACGGCTGAAAAACACGGTGCTCTTGTACACGGATTTGGTGTAACAAGAATAAGAGAGTTGGCACAGTTACCATTTTATACAGTTGACTCTACAACGTGGAAAGCTGGTATGATGTATGGTCGATTAATTATATTCAACGGCAAGAAAACACAACAGATAGATAAAGTTGACTGGGAAAAGAAAGCATTTCCTTTAATCAAAAACTATCCTATTGATGTTGATTTTCAGAAGTTGGACGAATATAACGAACCCGAAGTTATCAAAGTCAATGTATATGCCTTTAAACAGGCAGAAGAATACGTTATTAAGTGCATAAAGCACCTACAATACTGGCAGAAGCTAAAGGCGGTTAAGGTGGATATAAATAATTTACCTCCTGATTTCTTTCCGTCAGCTGAATGGGTGTTGTCAAATGAAAAGAATACGGAAGAAGTAATAGCCTATGCTAAGAAAATGAATATCAATCCTGAAAGAGATGATATGTCAGAAGTAGCATATACAGTTATGGATATGACTGCGTTCCTAAACTGGGATAACCCTAAATATGAGTCATTACATTCTTTGTATCTCAATGAGAATATTGACACCCTTGACAATCTCCACGACAAGTACATAAATAAAATGACACCTGATGATGAAGATAAGGTAAGGGAGCTTATTCAATTTTATAAAGAGTGTTTATCAGGCGAAAGAGATACCCTTTTAGTTGAGGGGACAAACTTTGACCGAATAGTTAAAGAGCGTGACGAATATGTAGATGACACTGAATATGAAAAGGTTGAGCTATCAAGAGAGAACATCATTGAAAAATTAGGCGGTTATTTACCTGACGGTGAAACCGCTCCTGAAATTGATGAGCTTGATGACGAAATTTTTGGGGAAATGAATATTGTTCCTATAAGGGATAAGAAAACAGGTAAGTTGATTAAAGGGTCGCAACTTGTTAAGTCCAAGACTAAAAACATATATTCTAAGAAATTCCCTAAATTCGCTTGTGACACTTGTTTAGCGGCCGCAAAATGTCCTGAATATAAAGCAGGGTATGTATGTGCCTACCACAAGTTATTTAGTGGTTTTGACACTCGAAATGCCAATGATATTATACAAGCAATGCAGGGTATGGTTAATCATAACATATCTCGTATGCAAAAGGCTATGTTGCTTGAAACTATCAACGGTACGGTGGACGCTGATGTAACGGCTTTGATAGACCAAAATACAAAGTTGTTGCAAAACTTAATGAAGATGTATGACAGCCGTTCAGCGACAGTTGTACGTCAAACAAGAACTATGCAAGCTGACGGTACAGTCAATGAAACAATGCAAGTAAGCAATCCACAAGGTGGCGGTATTCTTGAAAAACTTTTCGCAAATATGCACTCAAAATCAGAAGATAAGTCAAGTGATGAAGATGTTATAGAAGTGGAAAGTAAAGAAGTCACAGAGCCTGACGAAGTAGTCACTTTAGATTTTGATGAATAAAAAGTGAGGGGTATGTTCCATTTGACATACCTCTATTTTTATGCTATAATGAGTTTACGAACAAACGAATATCCAAGTTTGACAAGAAAGGAAGATAATTATGAAAAATAAAATTTTATTCAATGGAGTTCTGTATGAGGAGTCGGACAATGCCAAAACAGG